GCCTTCGCCCGCCAAAACTGTCGCAACGTGTTGCTTTGCGCGTGTCGTTATAGGCATTGTCATTAAGAGGTCCTCTGCCTCGAAAAAGTTATTTGGAACAGTTGCTCGGTGCACGATATACCATGTCTCTATGTTCATGTCTACTGGGTAAATATATAATGATTTTAATTCTCGCTTCGATTTTAGAAGGCGCCTATAGGCCAATATGAACAATATGAACAGCACCCCTGCTAACTTGGGACTCATTCGAACTATATTTCTGTCAGTGAGTCACCGTGACGCGCAAATATATCCATCTTCGTCTGATTTTGCGGTAGACCTGCCTGCGACAATTAACCATGTTCAAGGTGTGGCTGTGCGTAATTTCAAATACACACCCGAGCCGCTCATCAATGCCAACAACAATGTGTTTTCGTTTGTCGTGGATGGCTCAACAACAGGAACACTACGTTTATCAAAGGGCGACTACAACCAGAGCATAACCGAGTTATTGGCGGAAATCAATAACTTGTTGAACGCATACGATGTCCATTTCATGGTGAATCCGGACACACAAAAAATAGATTTCACGTTCGCAGGGTCTTATGCGACAACTTACTTCGCCATTCCTTCTTGTAAACTACTAAAGGTCCTAGGATTTGCGAACGGTATATGCTTGCACCGCTCAGGCGCAACATTTTCCGCGCCTGCAGGCACTGTGCAATACGAAAACTCGGCGGCGGCGACTTCGACATTCAAAATTGTGAATGACACAGACATGATTATTCGCATCACCGACATTGAGGCCATGCAGTCTGTCAACTCTGTTTGCAACCGCGCAACTGCCATACTTCTATCTTCGCGGTCTCCGCAGTCCGTGGTTGAACAAGTGCAATACATGTACTCTCCTCTGTTACAAAGTCAACAAAGAGTCCAGCGACTTCGTGTGAAAATACTCAACACTGATGGCGACCTCTACGATTTGAACGATGAGGATGCAAGCTTCACTATTGACTTTTACTGCAGCGGCCACGAGGGCGGTAAATAAAAACAAATTATATGTATATCTTTTTTTTATTCTTCAAAATGTATTTATTGCCACGTTTCGAAGTATGAATCACATGGCGATGGCCTTTGTATGTGATATATTTGTTGATGGAGCCACCTACACATGGGAAGGTTTTCTGTGGGTCGGGAGCTGACGCCTTGTGTTTGTATGGCGGCGTTAATTTGTAATCGTCGCCCATGTGTCTCATAAAAAGCTGCCCAATTGGCGATGGTAACGACAATGCGTCGGGTATTTTATGCTCGAATATGGTCAATGAAGCACCCCCTTTAAAAATGGTGTTAAATATTGTTTTTGACAGTTCGTGGCAAATGTTCAGTGCAAATTGATTAAGAGGCTTCAGAACATCCTGTGTTTTTTGATAAATGACGTCAAGTGTGCTCGGCATCTCGATGCCGCCCTTCCATATATAGACGTATCTATGCGTGGCTATGTCGCGATATATAGTACATTGTGCCTTCTTGTCCTCTATGACTGCGTTTAGATTGAATTTATTGTCGACACTCGCCGCCTCTCTAAACTTGTCCAGAGCTACTTTTGTATAGAAGGGTATAGCTACAAAAATGTTGAATGATTCATTGAAAAGTTCTGTCCATGTGTCCACAAATATGGAGGCAGCCTTTTGCGAACCTGAATAGGCGCCATCATCAAATATGACAAAGTCACGTATGCCCTTTTCGTGAATATACTTTGTCATGTTTTTCCCTTCGTCGAGCGTCATGTCGGTAACGCAGTAAGGCTTGTTTGCGAGTTCGTGCCATGCGAGAGAGGCTATCCATTCGGAGCTTTTCCTTGTGTCGGCTTTTGTGAGAGCTTCTGTGAGCAGCGCCCATGGTCGCGTACTTACACCTTCATTTACCCATTTCACGCCCTTTTTGAGTTGTGCTAAAAGGTCTTTGTTTGTGAATATTTGTAAACTGCGTAGCGTCTCGACTATTATGTTTGAAATGTGTTCAATTGGTAAATTTTTGTATGTGTTGGATATGTTTTGGATGTCATTGCCGTATGCGCCGTTAACATGCTCTATTGTTGCCATCCAGTTCTTGAGTGCAGTTGCTTTTTGTAGGAATGTGTCGGATTGATGAGTTTCAATACCAGGCAAAAGTTGAAATGCTCGTTCGTGCTGCTGTAATATTTCTTTTGCAGTTCCCATTTTCTTATTCCTACATTTACTGTACCTATTTTATTGATTTAGATTTTCTTGTTTTGTGTGACCCCCCTCTTCTTACTTTCACTGCTATGTTGATATAACGTAAATCTTCTAACTGTTTTGGATTTTGAATTATCGGACCTATATTAGGCGGCGCAGAGAAAGCTTCATTGGATAAAGGTATATTATAATGCGGTGACATAATTTGCGCCCTAGTGTTATTCGTACAAGGAATGTAAACTTTATTGAGCTTACTCAATGATTCTGTTAATTGGATTGTGCCAATGGTAGAAGCAGCGCTAAAGGTGTCTAATGTTTCGATAAGAGATTCTAAATCCTTGATAACAGTATACGATTTTTTCAACATCATGTTTCTCTGGAAATTATAATAATTTAACATTTCATCCGAAACAAAACCCATTTTATTGTAGTAATTTAACATAAAATCAACATGTTTAAAACAGGTGTCGTTTATTTTGTTCGAAAAGCATTCGGCGCTGTTTGTCGACCTTGTATATTTCAAAGCTAATGCGGTGAGAACAGGTGTTTCCGTTATAATTTTCTTGAAATTCGTAAATATGCCATTCCCATTGATGATATTAAAGCGTTCCAACTCTATCTTCAAGTCTCTTGTGTCAATGTATGGTACAGGTGGGGGATTGTTTGCAGATTGGCCTATGTTTACAACACAAAATACACAAATCAACACATTTGGCGCCTTCTTGATGATAACATTAAATATTTCGTCGATTTCATTATTCGCTTCCTCATTTTGATTACGAGAAAAGCAAGCGCCTAACATAGAATTGCATTGCAAAAGTGTGCATTTACGGAGAAAGTTTGGTCGAAGATTGACTTTCTTGTTAAACTCATTGGAAAGTGAGTTTCTTAGTTTTGCGAGGGATTTGTTTATGTAAGCGCCTTCATAATTTCGATTATGACAAACTTTTTCGAGTAAACAACTCTTTGGAAAGTACAGCTTAAATTTATCTTGAAGATAAGTTGAATTTATTTTGAAAAGTCGAATCATTTCCTCGAACATTAATTTCATAAATACAAATACTGCGAGGTCATTATCAAATGTACCGAGAACTTTAACAGCGTATCCTTTTTCTTTTGAATTTAACATTGTTGATTTTTGCCCAAATGGAAACCTTTCATTTGGAATATCTTTTCCCCCTTCATTTACGTTTGCTTTTACAAACCATATTGAAAACAGTTGCTGTGTTCCAAAGAATTGTTGAAGATTTTGAAAGAGCTTTGAAACTTCTATATTCTCCACCTCATTACTATATATCTTTCGTCCCGACCACCCGGAAAGGTCTGCTCTGAGCGATATTCGCTTGATGAGTTCTATTCCTCCTGGTGATTCATTCAGAAATGTGTTTTGGAAGTTATCTATCACTTTTTCAGATGCGGTCTCTAATTTTGTGTAGTAGTCTTCTTGAAAGTCAACACCCATAGCTAAAGCATGCTTAAAGAAACTACCAATGTATTCTTTCATAAAATCACGTACATCTCTTTTTATGTTTTCCTTGAGGTTGGCCAATTTACTTTCAAAAATATCATCTAAGACAATGTTTTCTTTGATCACTTTTATTTTTAAGAAAGCATCCTTTGACAAATTTTCTGGCACAGATCCAAAGTTTGTTGGAATGGCATTACCACATGAGGGTTTAGACTTTGAGTTGTTCCTTCCCTTGTAGAAATTATCAACTCTTGTTATTGACTTCTCATCATAAATTTCAAGTTCCTTTGCAATTTTAGAAGCATTGTAAAATGGCTCAACATCGCCCTTTCTTCGTCTTATGTTTGCAAACTTTTCAAGGACTTGCGAATCTGTACAATCAAACCTGTTCTCCACACCTGCAAAGTCCCCTACAAACAAGTATGGACCATCGCCCAATTTAATTTCTATAAGAACGTGGCTTCTCGAACTATTTGGATTATTTGTTGTAGATGATGCAAGTCTATCAGTGTCGATAAGATGGATAAGAACATTTTCTAGCGCTGTATCTTCTTTAAATGTTGATACTGAAGCCGGATTTGTGTTCGAATGAATATTGTTATATTTTAATTGTTCTTCTAATTTGAATGTCGATAACTTGTCCCAAATGAAAACAATGTCTTTTACAGATGTCCTACTCCCATCTAAAACGTTTTGTGAGTCTTCATTACTTCTTGAAGGAACATCAACATAATACTCATAGCAAGACAGTGTTAAAGATTGGTTGTCTTGTTTCGATGCAGCCCAAGTTTTTAGAAGATGTATCAGTATACCTTGTTTCTCATTTCCAACACCCCTATCGAAGTACACAAGTGTAGATGTTTTGCCAGCCCCTGATGCTCCATATCCTATTATAAACACTGACTGATTTGCATTTATTGCACTTATGATAGCTGTACAGTTTTTGGCAACATCTTCATTTTTATCTTTTGGAAGGAAAGTTTTAGTAAACGGTCCAAAGTTGAATTGGTAATCAACAAAACTGGGAATTTCGGAGTATGATGTTGGCGGTTCCGGTTGAATAACCTTCTTTGGAGCTTGCTTTTGTGGTTGCACGCTTGGATTGCTTTGCGTACCAGTACCAACACGAGATTTAGACACAAGTGGAGCCTTACCTTGACCTTCTGGATCAAAACGACTTGATGTTGAACCAAAAGGTGGTGTAGGCCTACCTCCACTTATCGGTAGTCCTTGGGCAGCGACCTCGTGTTTTTGATATAATGAATAAGGAATGGTTATGGGTCCGTCAACCCTATTATAATAGGGCAATGCATCTGCCTTATAGTTGATAACAAATGATGTTAAAGAATCAAAATGTTTTATTGGATCATTGATACCCTTTACATAAACTGTGAATCGTTCATTATAATCAGAGTTGTTTTCGTTCAATCTAAATTTAACATATGTAATGATTGGTGACGGAATATCTTCTTTTTGCAATTCAGCTATGAATTCAGGTGCAAAAACGTTTAACTTTCGAATGTTTTCCCTTAAGTTTTCGAATTGCTTCAAATAATTCGATATCGAACCATCAAGAACAGATACAAGTTTAATGTCATTTGGGTTGAGAGTTTTACCTTGCTTATATAATCGTGTACAAAACACTAAAAGGAATTTATTAAAATCCTTGCGAAGCACGAAATGACCGTTTGTTTTAGTTGATTTAACTGCGTTTAGTTGAATGCCAACTTGAGCAGCGTTCATAATTGTTATTATGTCCAAGATATCACCGCCTATTTTCCCGTTTCCTAAGAAGATCAGTTGAAGTTCCTCAAGTTGATCATTTGTTGATTTTAACTTATTTGATAAAAACGTTTGCATTTTAATGCGCCGCGGATCATCTAATGCAAAAAGGTTTTGCATCATGTATGTGCTCATCATGATATCGGTTGTAATAATTAGGATGAGTGCTTTTCGAATAAAGGCTTCTATTAAGTTTATTGTTTCGGATCCATCACCACCTCCCAAGAGCTCCCTTTTCAATGCAATTCTTCCAAGTTCATTAATTTCAGGTATCATTGGGTCAACATTCAAGCCATCTTTTATATCCAACAAATCACCAGTTTCCGCGCTCTCAACATTGTATTGTGTTTTTTCTGGGTTTTTGCTTTCAAGTTGTTCTATTCCGGAATCTGGCTCTCTTTTTGGGAGTAATTGAACGAGCTTTTCATAAATTTTAATATCATCTTCATTGGTTTTTCCGGCGGCTATGGTTTGGCCAAGCAATTCGTTCTTCGCTTTTGTATTTGTGATAGTTTTTATAACAGCGCTTTGAAGTTTTCTAAGATCTCCCACGAGAAGTGATATTGAACGTGTTTGTCTCAACATTGATTCGAATTCTGTTATTTTGAAATCTTTTCCAAAACGTTCGTGGTGAACCCTCGCAATATTTAGAAGTTCATTTTGTCTATCGCGAATTTCTTCTCGTCGTTTTACCAATTTCTGGTTAATAATTATCCTTTCCAACTCGTCTGCTTTTTGTTTCTTTTCCAAATCTTGTTTTTCTGGAAATAAAGGTCCACTTGGGGCCGGCAGAGATGAAGGGCGAGTTGGAGATGATGGAATCGTTGCGGGTACATTCGGCGCTGGTGTGGGAAGTGCGGTTTGTATAACACATATTTCGGAGAACTGTTTGGGGTATTTCTTTATAAACTGATACAGTGCTATGAAGTTTATAAAGTCATCAAGAAGATCTTTATAATTGTTATTTATGTAGTCAACAATGAATGGTTTTAACTGAAGGTTTGCTTCTTTTCTCGTGTCTCCGAGAGTCATTAAATAATGCGCCAACGGGTGAGCATATATATTTTGTTTTTCTGTATCTTTTGTGTTTGATAGGCCTGAGTTGGTATTTTCATAAAAGTTCAAATCCAACAAATCATAATATTTAGTCAACTTGTCTTTACGTTCGGTATCTGTAAGTGAATTTAAGTATTTTAAAGAAAAATCAGTGAATTGTTCTTCTAGATTTTCTTTTTTGACGAAGCATAGTGTTTTCAATATATTGATTGGTTGCCCACTCATGTCCCTATCAAGAGTAAAACTAAATTCTCCTTTTTCGTTCTTAAACTTATCTAGGATGAGTGGATCACCTCCCGATTGTTTTAAACGTTTCAAACTCCTTAAAAATTGTTTGAGTCCATATTTTAGCCGTCTTTGGTTTTCCTTGCCACCTGCTAATATTGTTTGAGGTCTTATGAATTTTATGATGCTTCGTCGACTTCTACCTTCTTGATTGCCTCCACCTAATTTCAATGGTGGTATTCCGCTTATTGGTGTTGATCTGTTTTTGGCCTTTGCTTCTGCAGCGGCCTTTGCGTCTGCAGCGGCCTTTGCGTCTGCAGCTGCCTTTGCGTCTGCAGCGGCCTTTGCGTCTGCAGCTGCCTTTGCGTCTGCAGCGGCCTTTGCGTCTGCAGCTGCCTTTGCGTCTGCAGCTGCCTTTGCGTCTGCAGCGGCCTTTGCGTCTGCAGCTGCCTTTGCGTCTGCAGCGGCCTTTGCGTCTGCAGCTGCCTTTGCGTCTGCAGCGGCCTTTGCGTCTGCAGCGGCGGCCTTTGCGTCTGCAGTTGCCTTTGCGTCTGCAGCGGCCTTTGCGTCTGCAGCGGCCTTTGCGTCTGCAGCTGCCTTTGCGTTTGCAGCTGCCTTTGCGTTTGCAGCTGCCTTTGCGTCTGCAGCTGCCTTTTCAACGGCTGCCCTTTCTGTAGCTGCCTGCGCAGCGGCTTTTTCAGCAGCAGCCCTTTCTGTTACGGCTTTTTCTAACGCAGCAGCGGCTGCTTTTTGGTTCGCTGCTTGTTCCGCCGCCGCCTTTTCACCGGCGGCCCTTTCATCAGCTTCTTTTTTAGCCGCATCAGCCGCCGACTTTTTAGCAGCTTCCGCGGCAGCCTTTGCCATTGCAGCGGCCGCATTTTTAACTTCAGCAGCGGCGTCTTCTTTAGCTTTTTGGCGAGCCTCATCTGCAGCATCGGCTAACTCTTCTGCAAGTTTAGCTGCTTTCATAGCCTCCTTCGCGATCTCTTCTGCGACCTCTTTCTCTTTTTTCAACTTTGCCGTTTTCTTTTCATCAGCATCTGCCGCCGCCAATTTTGCTGCAGATGCGAAAGCTTGGATTGCTTTCTTTGCAACCTTTTTAGCATCCTCGGCGCGTTTTCGTTGCTCCTTTGCTAACTTGTCGGCCGCCGCCGCCGCCGCCATTGCTTTTTTGGCCATAGCGCCAACTGCTTTTGCGGCAATAGCCTTAACCTTTTCTTTATCGATTTTGGCGGTAATTTTTGGCTGAGGATTGGCAGGCGGCACCGGCGGCTGAGCAGGCGGCTGAGCAGGCGGCTGAGCAGGCGGCTGTTTACCGGTCCTACCTCGATTAGCATCAGCCCCTCTCGTAAAAAGTCCACTCCGGTTTACGAGATAGGCCTCGACCCTTTCCAGCCAATCTTTCATGATGTCATAATCCTCTGCCATTCTCTCTTACTACTACTACATAGTTATGATATTACTTGACTGATACACCGGCACTTAAAGCGCGAAACGTGATTTATTGTAAATGCTTCATCCGGTTCACTTTTCCAAAAAACTACTCGAACCCACTGCCGTTCGTGTGCAAAATAAGAATTTGATGTTATGGCGAGACAACAAAAATAAGGTTGTGTGCTTCCCTAATGTGTGCCCACACCGCGGCGCGCAACTCACCAAGGGGCGCATTATTGACGGTGGCGAACGGGTACAGTGCTCGTATCATGGTTGGCAATTCGATAACAAGGGCATATGCGCAAAAGTTCCGCAAGCTGCCGAGAATCAGTACATCCCGCGCTCCTGCAATATCGAGCCATGGGAAGTCGTTGAAAAATCAGGCGTCATTTGGGTTGCGCCTCCTGGACCTTGCCAGGGAGCAAATGAACCGAATATTTCCATGAGCGATGCATTTGTCACAGAATATGTCCTCGATGCCCAATATTCTTACGATTTGCAAATTGAGAATTTGCTCGACCCAGCACACATTCATTTTGTTCACAATGGGTTTCAAGGCAAAGAAGCCGAAGCCGGACACATCACGGCAAAGGATATTTGCGTCGACCATAAACGCTCCACCATTACCGGCATTTTTAAGCATACCAACAACAAGAAAATACCAACGATTCGCATCGTCTTTCATTGGCCATTTGTCGTCGATGTTTCCATTTTCAACCAAAATATGGAAGTGGTTCGCAAAAACGTAATATACATCATTCCTCAAACTACAAGCACCTGCCGCGTGTTATTTCGCGACGTGGCATACAAGGAATTTCTGGCACCGCCACTTGTTCGCATGTGGCTAGGGGCACCATCGCTTGAAGAAGCGTATCAAACCGTGAATAAAGAAGTTGTCGAAGCAATCATGCAACAAGACGTAAATATTATTGAGTCACAGCAAGCAAACATGCACGACCATAAGCGCGACATCCTGCTCACGGAGAGCGACAAAATGATTGTAGCATACCGTAAATTTACAGCAAGCCTCAGCATGACCAGGCCCCAAAAATTGACTTAAAGAAGAAGACTTGTTTTTACTACTACTGAGTGCATTCGATTACCAATCATGTCGTCTTCTATTACCCCCACCGCCGTCTGCGCCCCCGTGATTCACGCCAACCTGCGCGAGATGCTCGATGCAGCCAAGGAGCAGGCAACTGATGGCCAGCTGACTCACGCGACTCTGCTGAAGTTCCTCAAGGACCATCATTACTGGCCTGCTCTGCAGGTGAAGAGCTTCAACCGCGAGCAGGGCATGGTGCTGCTGCACAACACCTACAAGCGCGACGACGTTGCCGCCTTCCAGAGCCTTTACGACGAGTGCCGCAGTGTGGTGCTCGACCTAACTGCACCGGAAGGCGAGAATATTGTGGTGTCCCTCGCGAATGGTATCCCGGCGCGCATGGACGACATGATGTACGAGTGCCTGCACAAGCTGGATGTGAGCAATGGACTGCCCGACCACAAGTGCGAGCGCAGCTACGAGGGCACCGTCGTTTCGGTGTACTTCCATCGCGGCAAGTGGTTCTTCTCGACCTCGACCTGCCCGAGCGTGGACGACTCGCGCTTCTCGCACCCCACCAAGAAGCACGGCGAGATGTTCGACGAGGCCCTCGAGGCGTTTCCTCTATCAATGTGTCACAACAAGTGGACGCGCGAGATGTTTACGAACATTCTTGACGTCGATAACGCCTACACGTTCCTGCTGGTTCACCACGAGAATGGTCACATCATGAAGACGGTTGATGAGTTTGGCGACGATAAGTTCATGGGCATCTTCCACATCGGCACGCGCGACCGTGCAACGCTGAAGGCACTCACGGAGGATAACAGCTATGAGAAGGTGGACCGGGATCAGCTCAAGGCTGCAGGTGTGCAATACCCGGAGCGGTTCGAGTCGCCCACTGCGGCGGTCGAGTGGCTGCGGGCACACCCGGAGGCATACGGCTTCGTTGCTCATGCGGCCGACGGCGGCATCATCAAGGTGTCGAGCCAGAGCACCATCGAGCTGGAGCAGATGGACTACGGCAATGCCAACCCGTGGCACAACTTCCTGTGGATTTACAAGCAGAACAAGCCTCATTTCCACGTGAACGACTACATCTCCCGCTTCTGCCCGGAGATTGTTCTGCCGCAGGACCACGCGGGTCGTCCCATCGCGCCCGTGTATGTGGTTCACACGGTCGTGTGCACGATGCGCGATATTCTGCTGGAGCTGTACCGCGGCACGACGCAGTACTTTCCGCAGTACGCGCGTTTCAAGATGAACACTCAGGTCGACTCTTCGCTTGCGCCCATCCTGCGCTTTCACCTGGCGCAGCTGCGTCGCATCCAGATTACGACGCACACTGACTGCATGGTGCACTCGAAGACGGTCTACCACTACCTGTGCCACCACACGACCATGAAGAACATGCGCATGCTCATCAAGTTCTTCGCGCGCAGCCCTCAGCCGATGATGAATGGGCGCGCCGCGGAGTGCTTCACGATTCTCGACGCTTGCCTGAGCGACTAAAAAGTAAAAAATACATAACCGAAAAACAAAAACAAGCATATCATTTTTGCATTTACTCCAGTGCAGGGCATCCAGCGAGAACACGTCTAGGTCTATACGTCAATGCCGGACTTTCCTTGAAATAAAGATTAAAGTAGTACGGCACATCCAACGTAGTTGAATGGTCACTTTTAACACTGCTCTGATGACTGCTGCTGCTGCTCGCACCTCCAAGATTAATTTCGAACGATTCAGTTAATTTATTTGTTTTTCCATATGATGCGTCTGCACGTGTTTTGTTTTTAGGCCGGCTGGTCATACCAAATGAGGTTGCGGCTCGTTCAGCAATCTGTAGAAATTGGGGTTTCATGGCATTGGGTACATTTGGCAAATAGATGTTCAAATAAAATGGCAGATCAAGGGACTCTTGAGTAAATGCAGCAAACACCTCAAATCGAGTATCAAGAGAGGTGTCTTCGGGTATTTCGACACTTTCTTCCACACTTCGAAGTCGCCTTTTTACATCGGCCTCCATGTTTAATGGGTGTCGAGCATCATGAACAGGGTCATCATCTGATGATGCACTAAAAATCATGGTGATGATGGCAGTCGGCGTCGCACGTTGTTTATTAATTGAAACAGTATCGCCCATAATGTCCCATACTTGCTGGTCCACAACAAACGTAATACTATTTGAATGGGCGAGCCATAGCAAGTGAAGAAGGGGTGAGCGAGATAAGTACCATTGCCACCGAACACCTGCAGGCATTGCGTTGCGGAACGCCGAGCTCGTTAATCGCAAGTTCTTCAGGTCTTTCGATTCTAGCCCGAAACGAGGTTTATGGTCGTCCGTTTCCATGTTCGAAATAATATCGCGTACAGCTTCAAGGCCACTACCGCCTGTCCTCATTTGCAAAAGAGAAGGGGTTGGTCTTTTCTTTTGCAAATGAGGGCGCATGTTTATACTTAAGACACGCATAAAAACTGACTTAAAGATAAAGCAAAACATATATTTAGCAGCAATAGCTTGCTCAACCAGGACATGTAGCTCAGTTGGTTAGAGCTTTCGACTTATTATCGAAATGTCACGGGTTCAAGTCCCGTCGTGTCCATTATTTTTCATTAAGTGTTATAAATAATACCCTCTTGCAAGAACATAGATCCATCCGGTTGAAGCCGAATTTCCACCATTGTTCGAAAAATACAACGCACCATTGGTGTCGAGTGGAATTATTTGGGAACTATGCCATTCACCGTAGTTTTGAGAAAAACCATCAACTTCTCCGTTTAAAGTTAGTCTTATAAATTGCCCCGCTGCATTGGTAAAATACGGACCGGGCTGAGTGTTTCTGGTATCCGTCCAATCTCTTCCAGCCAAGTGGTTTCTCCCTAATCTAAAATTTTGATGATCAGAAAACGAGCTGCCACCTAAATAGACGTCTGCTAGAATAGCTTTTAATGGTGTTGGCGTGTTGAAATTATAGGACAGTTGTAGTTGCGGCCCCACACTGCCAACGTATTGCCACTCGTTAGCTTGAGGTGTGCTCAATAGATATAATGTAAGGGCGTTTTCAACAACTAAGCTGCCATTTACATGCAATGTTGCCTGCGGATTCGTTGTACCGATGCCAATTTTGCTATTATTATTTGTTAATGGCGCGACAGTGGTGCCAATCGTCGAAAGTTTGTGCATAGACAAATTAAGCAGTATATTACAAAAACAAGCGTTTATTTTATAGCGTTCGTTTAGAAAGAGAGATATGGGTAGCATTATGCCCCCCAAGGGTTCCGAAGGCTTTTACGCCGGCCGCGTTCTAGAAGGATTTTACGCCGCGGATGGCAGCATGCAATCTGCACCGGGAATGCCGCCCGCTGGAGGTCCTCCTGCAGCCCCCATGCCTGGTATGCCTGGTATGCCCGGCGGTATGCCGCCGCCTGCTGCGCCCATGGCCGGCGGCTCGATGGTCAAGAAGACGGCCGAGAAGGTGAAGGTGATGGGTCGCGAACGTTGCGTTTACATCGACTGCAAGCGCCACAAGTTGGTGAAGGTCAAGGGCACATACGTTCGCCTGACCGACGCCCGCGCGGCCACCAAGTCCCCCAAGAAGAAGTAAGCCGTTTTTCTAATTTGAATTCTTTTTATGCTGTAGCACACACAACTTGCGCAATGTGGATTCCTTTTGCAGTAGCATCGACCGTCCTCAATGTCGCAGGTCAGTTACTCATCAAGAAATCAGGCGGAACACCCATGCAAATAACTTGCGGCATCGCCGTTTCTGCAGGCGTGCTCGGTCTTTTGGGATTGTTATTTATGCACAATTCATCAGATCTTCACATCAACATCGACATATGCTCCATTTTAACCGGCATCTGCTTCTTTTCCGCAAATCTATTTTGGATTTACGCAATCCAACGAAGCACAAACATCTCTCTCGTGCGCGCCATTATGGGAGCGGTAGAGATAACGCTTCTCGCTGTGTTAGCATATTTCATTTATCATCAAACGCTTACAATAAAACAAATAATTGGACTTGTCCTAGTAATGATAGGAGTTGCATGCATGATTTGAAAATTCACAATCATTCCGGAGGCTGGTCTACGATTTTATCAGCGACAAACTTGTCATAGAGGCTCTGGCCAACGACCTTGCTCGCATTATCGAGTGACATTTTATCAGTTTGAATGCGGTCGCGCAATGCAAGCATTGAAACGAGGCATCCCATATCAAATGAAGGAGCACATACCATGCTGAATAGCGATGTAAAACGCTCAGCGAACTCCGGATATTTACGACGAAACACACGCTCACGATTTCCTGCTTCACCATCACGAATTTCCTTTACAATTGCAACGATTTCATCATTTGTAAATTCGAGTGCGTCACTTGTGCTACGCTTGGGCATGTTTATAGTATGATTATATGATTAGAGGTGCGCAATAAACGCAATGGTATTAAGCTTTGGGCAAGTTGATTGGAAAGGCACTGTGCCAGTGCCTGAGCGCATGCTAAATGGCGGTCTTTATGTGGGCGAGAGTTTCTTGCAGGGTGCTCCATGGGCAAACACACCGATTGAGCCGGATGCACACGTTTACATGGGTGGATACACGAGCATGCCCGAGGCGGCGCGCAACCATATGCCCGGTTACACACGCCCTGGCAATAATTTCCAACAAATGCCGGCGGCGCGTGTGTTCGATAATGTCAAATATTCCAACATGCAGTGTGGAATAGTTGGGCCAAAATGAAAATACTCGCTCAAGCACGCACAGGGAGTACATGAACTATTTTTTGTAGACGGTCCACATGCATCATGATGACATCACAAATAAACTTATAGGCTGCATTTACCTGGTCGATGTTTGTGGCTCCCGATACCAGCACTTTGCCGCTTTCAAAAACGGCGACTGTAACTTTTTTGCAATCTCCAATGCCCTTGCCAGCCCCCTTGCCGATGCACATGTTTTCTGCGCCGTGTTGCATGCACTCGCAACGACCGTGCGCCGCCGGCCCCGCAGGTGCTGCCGGATTCCAGAAATAGTGAATTTTTACGCCGGGGTATGTGCCAGGCTGAAAGCTGCTTATATTGTTGTATGGTGGCGCAATGAGCATATTGTGCAAATCCTTCCGGCGAATTCTAAAGGGTGCAGTGAAATCGCTGTTTATCATGCGACAATGGAAATTTCCCGCTTTGATGTCGTCAATGTTGCCTACTATTTTGGGGTCCGCTACCTCAGCCGCTGCCTCATCGCCCGCTGCCTCATCGCCCACCACCGCTTCAGCAGGTCCTTGTAAAGCCGCAATCCGCCGCACCTCGTCAGCAACCATGCTCACGACGCGTTCACCATCTGGCAAGCTGCGAATACCTGTCATGTGCACGTTGCCATTTTTAAAAAGCTTGATATTTGGCTTGTAATTCCCACCCAAGTCTCGAATAACCGTGACTTGGTTCACGAAGTTTTTACGGTCTGGATTATTTCGCCGCTTGACGTTGGGGTCTAGACCACGAAACTCGCCCAAACCAAGCTCCACGAAAATCCAGCCATCCGCATTCGAAATATCTATGTGCTTGAAGAAAGCCTTGAGCGCCACAGGGCAGCCAACATCACCATTGCAGGTGATGGTCGAAATGCGATAGGATGTAGGGCGTTCCATGGCTCAATTATTGATTGATTGAACGCACTTAAAGAGTCGTTTTTTTCCTTTAAGTGCTGATTGGCAAATATGGGGCCTGGCTCTATGCCAGAAATTGACATAGATTCCATGGACGTTGACGTGTTTGTGTAATTTGCCCCCACAATGATGGACGCCATTGAAATAAAAATTCATGATGCCGTCCTCGAACCGAAACAGCGCATAACACGTGTGATGGTTGTGGCGCCCGCGATATCTGTTGTTTTTCTCACGGTGTTTGCATTTATGGCGGGCGGCGGGAATGTGGGCCCTTCAATATTTTTAAGCATGCCTACGCTCACATTCGATGTTCCTTATTTGCGTCTTTGGGGTGCCCGCTATCTTCCGCACGATTTCGACAATGGTTGGAGGTGGTTTACATGCACTTTGGTTCACATGTCCTTTCGACACATGATAGTAAACTTCGCACTCACTCTAATTATGGGTGTTGCTTTTGAAAGCATGGAGGGGACACTTCGCACGCTTGTTGTTGTCGTGAGCTCCGCAGCGGGCGGCAGCTTTTTCTCAGCCGTTACTGAAAGTCCATGCCTTGTGTTCTTGGGTGGGAGTGGCATAACGTTTGGCTTTGCAGGCGCTCTCATAGTGGCTAGCATCCGTCACGCACTGCGTAAGCATCCACCACCCGTGAACTTTATCTCAACATGGTGGTTTATTGTTGGATCGTTAGTTTTCTTTACAATTGGGATGTTTATTGACCCAATTATATCGGCCCCAAGCATGGTATCAAACATGACACATGTGGGAGGTCTATTGAGTGGCCAGGCCGTAACTGCACTTATGTACATGCCCAGGGGCGACAAGCGCTGGAAAGTCATACAAATCATGGCGGCAACTTGCATCGTTGGAGTGTTTGTGGTATCTCCTGCTGTTATCTACACGTCAGTGCTTGAAGAGGCTCGCGTGTGTGATTGAAAAATAAATAGCATCTATGCCGAGATTACTGTAAGATTCATTTTGCTTTCCAGAGTGCGCTTTGAATCAACGACCGCTTTGCGGCGTGTCAGCTTGCCACGCGATGCATCGCCAATCATGCTATCTTCATCCCCCGTCAGTCCATTTCCTGAACCCGCGAGAAAAGATGTGTTAACCCACTCGACTTGAGGTTGAACGCTCACCAGCGGCGGCACATTCAAAACGACCGTGCGTGCCAACGAGGTGTGCGCTGCTCTAAAATCTTCGATGGAAAGAGGGCCGCCAAAAATATTTAGCACATAGCGCGAAGGCGCAGGCCGGACAGGCAATGTTTGTTGGTAGACTTGCGCCATCATTTGGATCCAGCTGTGAATATCCCACATTCTGTCACTTCCCATATGGGTCGAGACATTGTAAGCTGCAGCACATGACAATGAGCAAAATTGTCCGTAAACATGAAACACATTGTGGACGCTGTCATAATTAATTGGCATACCCACCTTGTTTGCAGTTATGCCATGGCAACACCAATGGCATAGTACTGGTTCTAATCCTTGACCAGAATCGTCACAATGCGGCGATGCGTATGATCCGCACGACATCGTCCAATAATGGTTGGGGACGTAAGGGCATGGGTCTGCTCGGCCATCATTCGCACCCTCGAGCTTGCTTACGATTTCTTGAACACGATCCGCATGAATCGGCAGTTGAAGAATAATGTGTGTCGGTGCATCATCGTCAATGTCCATCATTGTTTCTTCCTGTGCGGCCGCAACTGGTGGTTCTGCTACTGCTACTGTTACGACGACAGTTGTCTTTTTCTTTCGCGGGGCGGCTGGCTTTTTTGCTGGCACGGCAGCAACTTGAGGCTCGGGCTCAGGCTCAGGCTCAGGCTCGGGTTGCTGTTCCGGCTCCACTGGCGCCTCCGCCTTTTTCTTTGTAGTTCGTACTCGGGGCGGCATGTTAGGGACTTACATCATTATATGCGTCTCTTCTTTAAGCCTACATGTAACTACGAATTCGGCATCTGTTAGCCTTTCTTTTTCGGCGGCACCCTCAAGCTTGTAGTGCTCCAAGTAATCCATCATTGACTTTAGACTATCTAGTGATGCCTCAACTCGTACGAGTGCATGAGTCACCGGGTTAATAACATAACCCACAGTACTGCCTAACATGTGCATATAGCCCGCAACCTGTATAAAATGGTCTGTTGACAGAGCTGTGCAACATTTGACTTCGATAGGCACTTTGCGTGCCACGTCAAGTATATCAACAATGCCTCGCATCCCGCGGCCGCTTGCAAATGTGCCTTGGACATCCTCCTCAAAGACCACTTTTTGCGAGTTGAAATCCAAGATGGGCTTGAGCATCGCTTGCATGCGCCCTATACATGCCGCAGCAACCTCGTCAGTGACCCAATCAAATCGCCGAATTTGCCGCAAGCGGTGGCGCATGCCTGTTGAGTTTGCGTCCTTTAACAATGCTATCATAAGTGCCTCCTTAATCGTAAGGGGACCAGGATCAGAACCGCACTCGCGCCTCATGAGCGTACACAATCTAGGATTCCTCCATCGCATTGCAGTGATGTCCGCCCGCTGAGCACCGATTGCCGATGCAAGCATTATAGGAAGTGCAGTACCAGTCAAGTCACTCACGCGCTCCGTGAGCGAACCTTGCGATGTTTCGCTCGGCAAATGCAATCTAGGGGCATCGGGAATCGGGTTGATTTCTTCAAGTGCCAGATAATCATAAGCTTTTTGCAATACATCATCTGGAAGGTGGCGCAACAGGCGCGTCATCGCATAGGGCGTCGCCGCCTTTTCGCGTCCTTTCTCTTTTTGCTTCCGTAGTTTGGATGCATCCTCGTCTTCGTAAACTACCGTGCACTCTGCCATAGCCTCTTCCTTGCCCATTAAAAATGCAAGCGGGCGGTTTTCAAAGTGGCGCAACAACAGCAGAGTATTGTAGCTGCGTGTAAATGCAACATATTGGGGATTGCTGCACATGAGCGGGTCACAGTGTTTGTTATAGAATTCAAAATAGGATGCATCTGCACTATATACAATGACACACGCACGACCGAGACCTTTTGAACGATGATACGAGGTTACTATTGTTTTCTTTTGCGTGCATTTTTCGCCCCCTTTGACATCGTCGCCTTGCACCTCCACTGGCCAGTTGTTAAAAGCCAAAATATTCACGAGTTGGGCGATGGGCGAACGCTCATTTGCTTGCACTCCAACAGATGGTGCGAGAATGAGCACGTCTTCAGGGGCAAATCCACCTTGCTTAATAAATTCAAATATACGATCCGCGACTTTGTAGATATTTACATTCCAATACTGGACAGGTGGACCATCACGCAGAGAAACCATGCGCTCTGTGTCGAGAACGCACCTGTTCATGAATGCCGCCATAGGGCGCGTGAGTCGGTGTGTGACGGAGAGAGGCACCTTGGCCCAGCTGCGCTTGTTGGGCTCATAAATGCTAGGTGCGAGCTCGATGAAGCGCGAATCTGCCTTTGCAAATGTGTAAATATTTTGGTTCTTATCGCCAAACACAATAATTTGCGGATTGCTTGTGTCGACAATAAACTTACGGATGAGGCGAAACAATGTCGGTGTCATGTCTTGAGCTTCATCCACTATGAGAATATCTGGCAACCGCACCATTCCGTGTAAGACGGCATCTTTATTGAGCACATTCTCAACGATGTGTTCGTCCTTCCATGTGTTGGGCGAATAATATTTGCAACAGAGCGAGTGGTAATTGGTTGCAATGCAGTTGTCGAGAGCGAGCGCCTTTATTTTTGCGCATGTGTCGTGCTTGAGGTCTCTGTTATATGTCACAATCATGATTTGTTTTTCCGGAAAGGCCATTGCAATGTAGAGAGCACTCGTTGTTTTACCGGACCCTGGTACAGCATCCATCACGACATTTGCGCCGTTGCGCACAGCGCGCAAGAGTGAACTTTGCTCGGCACTAAAAGGGGGGAGCGCGAATGCAGCGGCCGCCATTTATGAAAAAGAAGAACTGGTCGCTTTAAGTGAACTTGTCGGCTAAACCTTGCAGCACTGAGGACACTTTCTTGATGTCTGCTACAATAGGCAGCGCAGTGTCGGCTGCCTTTTTGGATTCGCTTCCCGGAATGCATTTGATGCGCAATTCGCGCAGCTCCGTTGCCATGCTCGTGTAAGCATTGCTCATTCGCGAAACTATGAAAGCAAGCAGACCGAATAGCAGCAGGTACGACAATTTCATAGATTTTCCTCTACAGGTGTGTAATAAACTTATTTTATGGGTGCTTAGCTATTTTCATATAGTCCGGAAACTTCATGCAGGCAACCGCTTGGAGGTTATTTTCGAAAAAGGGACGATGAACCTGAGTTTCTTTAATTGGGCCATCCCACAAAACGCTAACAAGCTCTTCTGTGCTCTCGCAATCTCTCGCTTGCTTGCTTTCCGTTCGAAGAATGACGAATGCGCTGTACAAGACGATGGAGGATGCAGATATTCCGGAGCACCTGTTGCACACGATTGCCAAGCGTGTGCACAAGGACTACCACAGGGGTATCTGCACCTACCTGGAGACCATGTACACCCCCTTCGAGCGGATTTTCCGCGAAAACGAGGTGGCTGGGTCTCTAGTGCTGGAAAAGTTGCGCGAGGTGTACCCGGAGTTGGAGATTCGGGTGGATGGGTACTACGAGTGGCTGACGGTGGTGCTAAAGCTGAACGCCACCAAGTTCATCGTGTTTCACGAGTACAAGGAGCAGTTTGCGCACGACCACCTGGTTGCAGAGGGTAAGATGGTGGACGGCAATATGGTGTTTGAGCGCTTCTTGTACAAGGAAATGTGGCGCAAGGAGAAGCTCTATTCCAGCGCCAGCTCCTACTTTGCCGTCAAGGGCATCAACTACATCCCATTTCAGTTCACGAACAGTGTGATGGGTGGCGTGCACAACATGAAAGGTGTGGAATTCAGCGACGCCCCGGCTCGTACCACTTGGTACCGCCCAAATGACCTTCTGCGTTGGTTCCTGGACTGTGAGAGGGAGATTTGGAGGCCCATCATTCACGAACAGGAGGAGCAGGAGTAAAAAACAAAAACTAAAATGACTAAATTTTGTCATTATTAAGGTGTGAATTTGAGATGACCAATGCCCGACATTGCCTCAAACACATTATATGCCACCACATAGCAAACAACCTCATACTGTAAATCGGCCTCGGTAGGTGCGCGTGATGTCACAACCAACTGATTTGCGGTAATAATTCCCGTGTTATAGGCGCCGCTCGGTTGCAGTTTTTCGGGGAAGAGCGCAAAGGAGTATACGTGAATGCCTGTGCGTGGGGCACCGGTGTGGTGTTGCCATGGTTGCAATGTCTCGAAAAACTCAGCTGGCTTTTCGTCAACGCGCAAATGATTTTTCTGCCACAGCAAACTGCCTGTTGTGAGAATAGACGACCCGTCGCGCTCTGTAAATTTACTCCATTCATTGCGCTTATTGGCATCCATGCGTCGAGCGACCCACACGAGCTCCTTCACAGGGTTATTGAGTTGCAAATTTAGCACTGCGCGCGACGTGAGGCCCGTAAATTCAAAACGAAATACTTGTTCAACGAGAAGTTTGTGATGGGCTAATGTCATTTCGATGCGCTCGTCGCGGTCGAGGAATATGTATTGGCACTCAAGATAAGCATTGACGTCAATTGCATTCACAGGCTGACTAGATGCCACGCCGCCAACGGGTGACAGAAAATTGTCAATGCTGACTTTGGCGCTGTTGTACCTCGACAAAAATGTGTTTGGAGAGACATACTCGTTGGCAGCTGAGTCAAATACCTGATACAGCTCACTTAGAGCGCGTGTTTCGATATTGATACTAACAGTTTGATTTTTTAGAGCGCACAATGGCAATACTAGGTTTGGGTTGCGCGTGAACCAAAATGGGAGGGGTATGAAATATTTGCGCCCCTTAATGCTGGGCGCCCCCGCAGTTCCGGCAGGGTAAAACTTGTACTCGAAGCGGTTGTTGCGCATGCGAACGCGTGGTTTCTTGTCAATTGGCGCAGCATTATCAGCACCGTTACCAGCCATGCGATCATAGAATGCGCGCTTTGACTCACTCAATGTCAATGAATTCCATATGTCCATCCACTCCCCGTATTGTTCATCGATCGCACGCCCATTGTCGAGAACGATGCTGCATCGATATATTAAATAGTTTGCAAGCTTGTCAATCCATTGAAAGCGCAACAAAGAGTTGCTATAAATATCCGGCAACTCGAAACAGAAGTATATTTCTTTGAGTGCATCTGCACGGCGACCGGTAAATGTGCACGTAAATTTATTGCGCGTCTGTTGGTCAATCATGGGCTTACTTTGGAAAGATTCGCGGATGCTTTCCATGGCAAAGTTTGTGTGTCGCCGATACACGCTTTTAAAATAGGACATTTGGGGGGATCCAACAATGTATTCCATTTGTGCGGACTCGCCCGTGCTGGTTGGCGCAAGCAGCTGCATTTCGCCTCCTCCCATGGTGGTTTTTTGCCTTCCTCTACAAGTCATGCGAGAATGTAAAAAGAAAACAATAAGCGCAACTAAAATGACTTAAGTTGGGGCTCACCCGATGTGGTACTAAGATTTTCAACACTTGCTCGGTAGCGATCCGCACTGATGGTGGATTGATTAACAGAAGGCGCGATGTTTTTGTCAAATCCGTCCTTGTAAAGGTTCTTGATTTCCTCGGGACTCGCCGCGTACGACATATAAACGAGATTGGCCATGAAGAGAGGAGGATTGGTACCAGTCGGTTTGGGATTGGCGCGCGTCACTTGTGTGACGTTGATTCCCGAACGCGTAAATGATACGGGTGTTGGTGCGACGTGTAGAGGGCCGTGGTTTTGAAGGAGAACACTCGGGTTCTCACTTGTTACCTCTCCCAATCTGTTGTCAACATAGCGGTCCATTTCAAGGACACCATTGACGTAAATGCGAACGCGCACCTTATTGCGAACAGGTAAATTGTCGGTCGGCTCAGTGTCACTGATGACAACAGCCACGTTAAACCATTTTTCAATAAAGTTTGCGTCGTCGAATCCGCCAAGTGCGAGTTTGTGTGCATTAACAGAGCCCCAGCCGGCGGATCTTGTGACATTGCACTTGTTCACGGCCTGCTCTCTTACACCATCTGGGTTTTGAGAGGTGTTGAGCTCAACCACGAGATATTCCCAACGCTGACCTTGGAACTTAATGAGCGGGCATTTAACCATCACATTGGCGCTGGATTGGGGCTCTTTGTTGCAAACATTTTTGAAGTTTTGCAGGCGATTGGAGCCCCGTACAAGCAGCAAAAGGTCGTCATTTACGAGCTTGTCGTTCACAACGGCCTCCAATACGGGAACGGTCGTTGTTTTCTCGGCCTTGTACATCCAAAACGAATAGCTAAACTCTGCGCCGCCGTGTTGGTTAATCGAGTTGGGCATCTCGCGAAAGGTCGGGTGAGTCCGGTCGCTCGTGTCGTATGTCTCGTTATTGGCTATGTCCAAGTCCTTGATTCCGCGAAAGATGTAGGTTTTCACTTTCACAGAGCGCTTCACTGTTGCCGCCTCAATGGCGTCTTTGTTATAAATGAAAAAGGCCAAGAGGAAAAAGCCGATGACCAATAACATAGCCACTACGACCTGTACAAATCCTCCTATCAATGCGGTGGGTCCTGCCATGGTTTTCCGTCTATACTCTATTATGCTTCAAAGAATAAAAAGCATAAGGCTTTCCTTCCCCCGTATAAAGGCTTCTTAGCCTAGTAGTAAGTAAATGTTGTTTAGCTTTAGCTCCAAGGGAAATCTGCCGCGCCATAATAACACCGACCCCACATACATACTTCAATCCCGAAACTCGGTATATTGCGTGCATCGCGAAGTTCGCCCACCCATTCAAAAAAAGCGTGGGGCCGTGGTGGTGCACGATGACAGTTTTCTCACGAAAAGTTGCATCCTAGGGTTTCGGTCTAAGCATCACGCGGAACGCATCCGTGTATTATTGAATGATTATCAGAGACAAGGCCGCATAATTGACGGGAACGTCAGCAACGGTATAATGCATATTGAAAACAGCATTCGGGGACGACCTGTTTCAAACCTAGAAATTCATTCATATCTTTTAGAAAACGTAGAAAAACAATGCTTGATGAATTACATGGACCTGTGGCTTGTCCACGATATTGTTCGAACTGCACCAGATGACGAATCCGGAAACGGTCCATCCCTGCGATTTGATGTTTACGAATATGAAACAATTGAGCCACCACATAGGTCTTACATCAACCACCAATTCGAGCGGCAACTTCGCAATTACATGCGGTAAACTGGCGAGCGCACGCCATAGGCGGGCAGGCCCAGCTTGGCGGCCAAGTTATCCACCGGCCCCTTCGAGTAGATGGAGTAAATGTCGGTGGCGTTCAGGTCAAAATTGTAGAAGCTGATGGAAGCGACAAGGCCGGAGAAACCGGGTCCAACATCTTCAATGGAGCTTCCGCCCGTGTAGACATCACCGGGCTTGTCCAAGTTTAGGTCGGAGTACTTGCGGGTCTTTTTAATGGTCGTTTGCACGTTTTTCTTAACCGCGGGTGCATTTGAGTACGCGCCGTTTACTACAGTTTCGCGCACAACCGTGCGACCGCTGATTTCTTGCTTCACGAGCTCACCATCAAGGTATGCGTAAATCATGCCACCATTGATTTCCTCATTGACAACCAGGGCAACATGCACCCAGCGCTGCAGTGGGATGTAATCCAATGTGATGCCATTTGTGGCCAAGTCAAGCTCCAGAGCATGTTCGGGGAGGGTAATGGTACCTTCAAACACGTTACTCGCTGTTGCGCCTGATGCGCGGTCCAAAATTTTGTCTTTGAACGATGCTTTGTAAGGCGTGTTCATGGTTAGACCAGGTGTGTCACCGCTGTGTTTTTCGAAGCGAATGTGCATGCGGTTCGTGTCTTTGTCGAGGAAAACCAGGGGGGACGCGCCACCAATGCTTTTGTTTCCGCGATGCCAAATGTGGCGGTATATTCCCTTGTAGCGGTCAACATCGTGGATGTAAACCCAGAAGGAATACGTCATGCGTTTGCCATTGTACGCGCGGGGAATATCGGCGCCTTCTAATTTTTTGTACTCGCCACCAAGCAGCGGCACTTTACTCTCTGGCAAAAGAACCGATGTGGTTTTAATGGCCACCTTTTTCATCATGAACCATAAGGCAACGGCAACAGCTGCGGCAGCAGCAGTGACAGCAAGGGTCGTGAGCACGATAGACATGGCACGCTTGTTGTCGAACTTGGCAAAAGAGTCTTTTAGGCTCGATGCAGCTGAGTTCATCTGGTTACTGACTTGCTCTTTTAGATCGCTCGCCTTCTCGTTAAAGCTTGCCGTCGCCGGTGCCTCGGGCTCTGGAGCTGCTACAACAGGTTCAGGTGCCGGTGCTGCCATTTCAGGTTCTTTACCGTAGTCATCGGCGGCACCCATGTCATCGCCGGGTTGGTCCGCGCCGTAATCATCATAGCCCTGACGCTCGGCCATCTATAATACTATTGTCTTCATAGAAAAAAAGCGCACGGAAAGCCGAATGGTGTGGCTTCATACTGTTCACGGCGATGCTTCTTTTGTAGCGATAAATGCGATAGCAATTTTGTAAACGACATTGCATTTCCGGACGTATCGACTGTTGCAGCCTTTAATGGCTTCATTGCTCCCAAATAGTGTTTAACCGCATGTGACATAATCTCAGTCGCCATGTCTGTTTCATTTGATGAACTTATACTTCCACTCGGTCCAATGATTGCGTCCCATGCGATAAGAACATCTAGAAAAGATTGGTATGTGCGATTCTTTATGGGTATAGTCCCGCGCCGCTTGGCAAGCTCCCCTATGAAGTTTTCATGAATGCGCAACGGATGAAACCAAGGGTCATCTAGCATAACGCGCCGCAACATTTCCAAGGGCAATGGAGGGTACTCGAAAAAGCATTGTGCACCATATGCGCGGTCCATGGTTTGTCCAGGATTTCCCGATTCTTGCAGCAATTTGAGGTAAGACATATTGCCATTGCACTCTGCAATCATGGCATGCGACGGTTTTTTAGTCGAACCGTGCCATGTGGCTATCTCAGTCGCAGAGGGCGCAGGCATCGATATGACCATCCCCTTTTTGAGGTCTCTCACACGCTTTTCAAATGCGTTTGTGACGATGCATATGCACGGAGCTGCCCTCCAATGACTGTATTTGAAGCATTCGGTAAATGCCCCGAAGAATCCACGGTCAACCGACGCGAATACATCCAAATCGTCAATCATAATTGCTCGCGTGGGAGTATTACCTTCAAATGCGCTCACAAACGATTGCGTGTTGCATATTTTCCCCATCTGGTCAATAACCTCTTTAGCATTATGGTGGGTATCGGCAGACAGTACGCTTAACTCCCAATCGTGTTCTTTTGCCCAGGCTTTTACGAGCGATGCTTTCCCGATGCCAGATTGGCCAACTAGCCAAAGAACGCATGTTGAGCCCCACGATGTGAGGCTGCCCGCCACCTCACACCATGTGTGGACCGCCGTTTGGGCCTCCAAATTGTATAATAGTGTCATTAAATAAAATAAAAACAAGAATCCCTTAGACCCGTATCACGGAGATGGTCGCAACTATGTAATACACAACCGCGGCAAGGAGTGGGAAAAATACGGCGGCGGCCATCATAGAATGCGTTTCGGTTTGTGCGAGGCCCGGAACTTTGAGTGCCGCCTCCTCACCTTCGCCGCTGAACAAAAATGCGGGCTTCAATGCCACCATTGCCGCAACAAGGGCGATGTATATAAGAATTGCCAAAAACACTCGCATTGGGCCGCGCTCTATCTGCCGAGCGAGAGAAAAAAACCGCCGCCTCTCTGTAATGGGCGAGTTCACTTGGTGCTTCGTTGGGGCTATTTTGGTGGCATCTTGCATTGCCATGCAGCATTTGAAGGTCGTTGAGATGTTTGGCGGCGACGCATCCACGACGCAGTGGGTGACAGATAATGCCTTGTTAGTGCCCTACCAAGCACCGGCTAAAAACATCCATACATTTGATGTTACGCGATGGCCCGAAATTCTAAAAATAGCGCCTGGTTTGCCAATCGATTTGGTGCGCAGTGCGAGTGGTGAATCGCGATCCACTATACTCGTGGTGGACCCACAAGATGCAAAGGCACATTACAGCGGGCGCCCACAGCTTTTGATGCCGAGGGGGTATTTCGTTGCATGTACCTCATTGAAAAATGGTTTGGGCATGGAATGTGGCTATGCGTGGGTAGGTAAGACAATTGGGTACACCGATAGGGCGTCACTTTTGTTAATATTATCACTCCTTCACGGGCATCGCATTTCTCCAAAGGCCGTGCGGCTTGTAAATGTCCCTCCTTTCATGTGGAAAAAGCTTGACAAGATTCTTGATACCACGTTGCAAATCCTTGTTACGTACGTCGTTCCAAACACGGCACACTTGCACTTGCTGATTCGACAGGACATCAACATCATGGGATTTCAGCGCATGAGCGAAGAGCGTCTTCGTCTTACGATGCCAACAGTAACAGTGGAAACCGTGGATCTCGCAGAAATGGTTTCTGGTGCACGTGCGCGGGTATTGGCCCGGGAACGAATGTCAAAATTGCCGTCGTTGCAGATGGTTGCAGTAGTGTTAAACGGACCAACGCCAACATCCGTTACTGAGGGATTCGAGTCGTCTCCGGCGCCCGCATTGACACAAGAACCGCCGCCGCCTCCAAAGTTTGAAGAAAGGGTCGTAAGCACAGAACCGGAGTTTACATGCTACGGGGACGACACCATCATGACGCCAACAGCATGTGAAAGTCCCTTTGATGTGTCTGGATTCCGCAAGCCGTTTCAAACCACATGGGACCGTAAATGTGCGAAGAACGATGATTGTTCGTATTATACAGGAGGAGAACGCGGTGGATGTGACGTTAAAACAGGCATGTGCGAATTGCCTGTAGGGACTCGTCGTCTTTCTTACCGAAAGGCCACAACGCGTACACCGTTTCAGCCATTTTGTTGGAATGCAAAACCATGGGATTTGACAGGTTGCAAAAATGTGTCCAAGCCAAAATGGGCATTCGCAAATGAAACGGGCTATATTGATTTGAGGGACACCGCAAATGAAATATTGAATGGAGCTGCTGCCGCCGCTATCTCTACTTAAAAATATAACCTCTCAATGAAATAGAATCAATCATGAGCAGCATACTACTAAGCCGTCTTGAGAAGCGCATGATGGACGAGATTGAAAGCATTAAGAAAAGCATTGTTGCCGCACCCGCCCCAGCTGCGCCTACGCCGGTCGTGGCACCGGCGCCTCCGCCTGCGCTCCTAAAGGAAATCGACACCATGCGTGCATCCATTTCAAAGACGGCCGCCGTTGCAAGCGACGCATCCGGTGAAATTGCCTCTTTGAAGAATGTGAACGCGCAACTCGCGGCGAAGATTGATGCCGATTCCGCCCTTATTGCCGCACTCTCCGCTAAGCTTGAGAAGGCCCTTGTCGACCTAGAGACCAAAATGACAGCTCTTGCCTGCAAGTGTGCCGCTCAACCCGCTCAACCCGCTCAACCAGCCCCCGCCGCGCGCCCCGTACCGGTCATTATGACCGCACCGGCCCCCGCTGCCGCTGCCCCCGCCCAGTAAAGAGCCAGGCACCCCCACTATTTTTGCTTATCTCATCATAGAACAATGAGTATTGAAATCGCCCGCGTTAAAGTTCGCATGGATGCACTTGAAGCCACAATGGCAGCCATGGTTGTAACTATGCAAAGAATCGAGACCATGTACGATACAGCGCAAGCGCGTCATGAGGTCATGATGCAAGAAAAAGCAGATTCAATGCGTGATGGCACGATTGCCGAAATTCGCGGCAATGTAAGCGTCTTGCGTCGGGAATTACTTCAAGAACTAAAAACTATTTCGAAATCAGCGGCGCGGCACTCATCTTGAGGTACTTTGAGGGTGATTGCACGGCCTCTGCGAGATCCGTTTGGAGGTGCTTGTGAATGGCAATCGCATTCGTCATGAGCTCACTGTTGGTGCTCAAAACACCACCTTGACGAGAGGCCTCTTTTATCGCGGTGAGGAACATATCTCTTGCTTTTTCCGACTTCTCTGCTTTGTGGAAAAGAATTCCCAACATGTGCATGAAATCCGGCGAGGGATTTGTATTTTTTGTTAGCGATGCTTCGTATTTTAACAAAGTGTCTATCGGCGCGGGAACGTCTTTAGTGGCCAGTTCCAACATTTCAGTATAGTCCCTGTTGAAAATTAGCGGGTTGTGGGTGTGAATTGCTGAAGGATATAGGCCAAGTTTGCTACCGTCAATGGTAATGCGCGGTGACGCAGCTGATGCGTAAATAACTTGGTCCGGATTTTTCAGTGCCCACCAAGACAAATGCCCACGCGTGCTAAATTTTATTTTTTCAGTTTCGACCAACAAGGCGGCAGCAATTTCTTGCGTTATGATGTATCCCTCTTTGCTTAGCCACAATGGGCGCATGCTCGAGCATAGAGCGATAAGCCCGCAAGAAGGCGCGGATTTGAGCAGCGCATCAATATTCGTGGCTTCTGGATGCAGTGTCGCATCATCTTCAATGATAACGTGGACCGCGCCTTTGGGAGCCTTTGTTGCAAATGTCCATGCCTTTCTATGTTTTTCGAGGTTTGATATTTCTTGTAAATTCAGAGTGTGAATGTGGGTGTCCAAGTCAGCGTGAAGGCCGGGCACTTTGGCATAGTCAATGCGCGCTTCATATTCTTTGAGGGATGCTTGAATATCGGCCGGATTGGGGGTGAGCACAAGGCGCGGAACGACTTCAAATCCGGCCTTTTGTGCAGCAAGCCTCATTGTTTGAATAACTTGGTGAAGGGCCGGCTGCCGAAGTCGCAATGACGATGTGTGGATGCCATGAATAAACAGCATGCTCTATTTTACACCAACGTATACAACAGCTTTAAGTATAAGTACGTTGCAAAAAAGGAAGGTTTAAGGATAGGAGGCACCTAACTAATTACAATGGAGTTTTGCGATAACTGCCGAAACATGGTGTACCTTCGGGCAGACGAGGGTGACGACACCGACGAAAACAATGCAGGGCCATGCCTAATTAAATATTGCAAGGCGTGTGGGTTCGAAAAAGTTCACGAAGGGGGCGCATTTCGCGTCACGCACACGCTTTACGCGGAGGATGACCTGTTGTATTTGCAACATCAAACTCCATACCTTCGGTGCGACCCAACGCTTCCGCGGGTGTGCGACCCGAGCATGCCTTGCCCGAGCCCGACATGCACCGGGCCCAAGGACAAGCCGCAAGTACTTTTCGTCAAGTACCATCCCATTCATATGAAGTATCTCTATTGCTGCGATTATTGCGGCTACTTTTGGAGGCTCAACAGAGAAGGCGGTGAAAAAAATGAATCGCACTTAGAAGCAAAGGGAGTGAACGAAAGTAAGAATGGCAGTGGTCGATGATGTTGAGCGCGTTCTAGCTTTCCTCGACGATAAAGATACTGCTCGTTGTTCCAACAATATTTTGACTAAGTACGAGTTTAATCAAATGATTTCACTGCGGACAATGCACTTGTGCAAGGGAGCCCCACCGCTTGTTGATTTGCCGAAAGACTACAAAGTGAAGGGAAATATGGAGCTTCGAAGCATCGCCCTGCAAGAACTTCGGGCAAATCGGCTGCCCTATATCATTCGCCGCTCCATGCCAAATGGCAAAACTGAGTACACGCGATTGGCTGACATGGATCTTACCGGTGTAAGGCACCTGATTCGCGATGCCTAAACCGCAAAAATAAAAATAGTCATTTTTGTAATTTTCCTAATCACATATAGTCATAATGGGTTCAATCCAAAGCTCTTGACATCTGCGATATACAAGCTCTTCGCCACGTTCGATATTCCTAAGTGTGCGGAATCCTACGTGCAGCATGCCATCGTCAACCCCATAGCGTACCAGTTCACAGTTTGGATCAAGTCCTTCGAAGAAATCTTCGCGGATGTATGCGCAAGTGTCGCGTGGTGTCAAGTTCATATCAATGATGCATTCATCGTCTATGAAGAGAATGAACTCATTTGGTATAATTTCCCACGAATACTTCCGCTCACCTTGAATGTCACCCAAATACACCCCCGCATTAATATTATCGGTTGTAAATACACCATACTCATTTACAGAATTTGCCTGTTCTTTTACAATTATGGGCATGTTTGTATGCAGTACATATGGGTCAACCGACATTTTTGCAAAGCCACTGGACAGATCAACATCGAAGTAATCCATGGTAAAGTGGTTTTGCCGGGGCTTCCGGTTGCCGAAGTACTTAATGCGACTAGACTATGACAAATAACAATGGTGCACCTGTCCTTTTTTCGCGCGAAATCCCTAAGTGAAGGAGACCCAGTGCCAATCATGTTGTAGTACAGGTGGAAGTGCGCCGAAAATTTCTTTAGGATTGGAGAGATTTAGTGAGCGCCATTCTGGTCGCGGTTGATATGTGTCCTCAATGACAAGGCGCAAGCGAGCGTGTTTTAAGAAGCACATCACGATGTGACCCACCAAATAGGAATGGTCCGTTTTGCATACGAGGACAACGAATATATCCGGGTACTGTTGTAATAATGCCATGCATTGTGATTGTAAACAATTATATATGCGCACCACTGCGGTGCTTTTAATGGCTCGTAATGTGCGGAAAATGTGGTGCGCAAAGCATGTCGTACTATTGAAGGACTGTGAAAATGATAGTGAATATATATCTACGCTTTGCAATGCGCCATCGCGGAGGCTATCGGCTGCAAACCATGATGCTAGACGCTGACGATTACTGCACATCGTGTCGCCGTCGGTGAAGTTGAGGGCGGCAAATGACACACTCACAAGCTTTTCGGGATGTTCTACGATGACATTATAGTGGAAAAGCTCCACATGAGCCCTTGTTATAGCAAGTGGAATATTTATCACATGTGGCGGCGCCATGTGGCCATAAGTTGCGTCAAAATGGTTGGCATGCACTACATAGTGAGCTTCCTTCATTTTATTGATAATACGTTCATCCGTAAGAAGCGATGGAGCCTGCTTGCTGTTAAATCGCGATGCAAAGTTGAAGGTGTTGCCGCGTTGGTGTAGGGCCACCTTTAAGCTTTCAACCACGGGCGTCTCAGTGCCGTTATGAAACCATAAAAAGGCAAATGTCAAGCGCCATGGCATACATAGTATGGCTGTCATAAACTCTTCATCGCAATATTCAAAGGCGATTTCCACATGTGGACATTTTGTAAAGCCGTCCAAGTCGCCTGCCTCGACATGCTGCGGAGGTCCAACTAAGTTTTTGAACACGATGGTAATTTTGTTCAGGCAAGGCATCAATTGCAATGCAACATGGCAACGCTTAGCAAAAACGGGCATTGAATGTCGGTCAAAGTATAACTCGTGTTCGGTGGAACCCGTGTGAATATCTTTGAATATGGTGGCTGCGCATCGTGCGGCATTTTTGTCTTTTGTTCCCAAAAATGTTCCAATGCGCTGTATGGCAATTGGTGGTAGCGACGTAATCATGTTATTTGTTATTCATCTACTGGTTAAAAAATCGGCACGTTTTGCCGAATTTACGCAAAAATGAACTGCTTGCAGGTTGTGTTGGGCAAAAAGCTTAGTTGAGGGTGTTTTTTTGCTGGATGCAAGCTGTAACAAAAGAGTATTATGTTACGAACGGGTTACAGTTTGGTCGTTTTAAAAGGTCGAGTTTGAGTGTTGCTGGATGTAACCAAATAGCTATTCGGGTTTGTCTTTAAATGCTTTTAATCGCAGCATATCGCACATCATCAATGGCGGCGCGCATGATTTGAAAAGGGGTCACTTCCACGCCCGTCATCAGGCTCTTGAGAATGGCAGGCGAGTATCCCGACAGGAGCGCGACACCATTTGTGTCATGTCGAACGGGTACATCCCGTGTGTTGTCCGACCGCAAATTCCAAAACACGATTTGTGGGAGTGCGTAGCCGGCCTTTTCATACTTAACGCGTATGTTGTCATAGTTTGTCTTTCTCATATTGCACGCCTCGTTGAATTGCATGTCTGATAGAATAAATATGCGCTTTGGCATTGCATCAGCATCGATATGTTGGTCAACGGCACGATGCAAAATGAGTTGAAATACTTTTTGTAAATCAGTGCTGCCGCCCCAATTCATGTCTTTTACTTGGTCCACGGATTCGCAAAGACTGAGACCGGCCTTGAGGGCAAAGAACATTGGATTTTCGCTAAATGTGATGAGCAAGCCGTCAAATGGTGGCTCTGTTACTGTAGCAATAAGAATACCAAGTGCAATCGAAACTTCCATAGGCGTCCCCATCATGCTACCCGACACATCCGACACCACAATCGAGTTTTTGAAGAGGCCTAGAGACGCGGTTTGCGCAACAATTGCCTTCCATTGCTCCTCAATAACGGGGTCAATATTTATGTTATGTGCGTTGAGATATTTGCGAACAAGGTCGTGAGGATAAACCTGAGAAGCATTGATTTTGGAGGTCCCTGCGGCGACTGCGGTAATCCAAGCATCGAATTCTTCGGGCGAATGCTTCTTAAAAGCTTTGCGAAGGCGCGACATTGCGACGGACGGGACTTTTGAGAACGGAATTGTGTCCCATTCGCCCTTGCACATGCGTTGCTCCACGAGGTCAATGTGGGCACGCAAGCGCGTTAGGCACTGCCTGTATTGCTTCTCGGGGAATGTGCTCGACGGAAAGAGGTCACGGCACACCAATGGAATGATTTTTGATGCTTTGGCCATCTTGCTCTTTTCTGATGGCATCCACTTGGCAAGGAGCGACACCGATGTGCCATTTTGAAGGTTCTCTTCGTCTGCACGCAGCTGGTCAGTTAAAAGCTTGACAATGTGAGCCCGGTTTTGCGCATCATGCAACATAGGCATGAGCTCAATGAGGTCAAGCCATCTTCCATATTCCGGAACAAGGTGAGCCGTCGCGAGAAACCACTCGGGGTAGGTGTTGGCGATGCGGGCGAATGCGAAGAGAAAGGGCGCGCGGTCGCCTTTGCCTCCGCGGCAATCGCGCCCTTGAAAGATGATGCGCATCGTATCAAGTGGACACTCACTCCAAGCCGCATCGAGCCAATGCTCAAATTGTGGATTTTTTGTAACGTCCCGCGTAAGCTTGAAGAATAGGTCAGTTAGTGCGCTTCCAGATGTCGCAAGGGACAGTGCGCCGTTTTGAGTAGTTGTGTCAAACACTAACCGAAATGCCATTTGGGTTGCATGTGCTGCATGCTTTAAACGCTCACGCAAATCTTGCAACGGACGTATGATAAGTTTTGGCCACCTCGGCGTCGGTAAGAGTGCGCTGGTGAAAGGAGAAACTTGCGATTTTTCCCGCTATTTCATTTGTGGCACCGCACCATGTCCGTCGTCCAAGCCAGAGGTCACTTCCGCCTGCCGTCATGCTCCAGTTGTCGGTTGCCGTTGCGGTTGCAACTGTCGACCCATCCACATAAAGCTTAACAAGCCGTGTGGAGCCGTTGTATGTGCCCACCATGTGATGCCACGCCCCAGTTATATTTACAGAGTAAACAGCCGACACGTTTTCGAGTCGAAAGCTCGCATAGGTTGTTGAGATAAAGATCTGAAAAGCGGGGGTATTACACCGTTGATGACTAAATACCATGCCTCCGGCTGGTGCGGTCGAGGCATTTACCCAAACACTAAACGAAAAGTTGGATGCGTTTGATGTTGTCCAGAAAGAGTTGTGAGGCAAAGCCACCCCACCCGTGGAACCGTTGAAGGCAATACTGCCCTTGTTTGCAGAGTTGTAGGATGCGCCGGTGACGAGAGTTCCCGTGTTGCCGTTACCTGTCATGTCTGTCCAAGTTGTACCGCTTCCAGGGTATGACGACGAATAACCGCAGTCAAGGTGGGCAACTAAATTTGACAGAACTACCCCGGTTTTTCCCCGCGCGTCACTCCAACTAATGGCACCGCTCAACTTTCCCGCGAGGTGACGTGTAGCAATGTTGCTTGCTTTAAACGTGGCATTCGATGTTTTTTCTGTCATCACATTAATTTGCGATGCCCCAATCGGCCCAGATGATGGCAATGGAGTTAATGACATCGGGGTCTCTTTTGATTATATGCTCTCTATAAATTGGCACCCAAGCTCCTCACAAATCTTTTCGCGAGGAGGAGGATTGTTAGTGCATCAAAGACAAAATAATGGGGGTGCCTCCACTGTAGCCGATGTTGCCGTCTTTATGAGCCTCCATGGGCTCGAACCCCTGTTTTTTCCAGAATTCCTCTGTTCCCTGGACAGAAACACCTCGAATGGTCTTGTAGCACCCCCACCTGGCTGCAGATACCAATGTTCTACATAAGGCCGCCCCAATACCGGCCCCTCTTGCAGAATCTTTGACGCAGAGGTCATGGACCCAGCACTCTCTGCTGTTGGCGTCTAGAGGGGGCACCGTGTTGAGAGCAGGGATGATGCCAACCTTGCATGAGTGAGCTAAGATGTACCCTATTGGCGTTCCGGTTTCGTGATCTTCGAAAGCTACAAAGCATAGGTCCGGGCTGCCGCATACGATGTGTAAAAAAGTGCTCTTTTCTTCGTGGAATTCCGGTCTGTATGAGTCCAGTTGCAAGCTGTGGATTGCATCAATGTGCTTGCTACGAAGGGAAACTATGTGATAACCCATATCATACATCATCCGCAGAATAAATAGGCGGGAAGTTAAATGCTCTCAATAAATTGCCATCCAAGCTCCTCACAAATCTTTTTCCACACCAAATCTTGTTGGTGCAACTTTTCGCGACTCTTGAGCAAGTGAAAAAACCCGAGGAACTCATCCTTTTCAAGCAGTTGAAAAAACTTGTGCAACACATACGCATACGATAGGAAGTTCTTGCGGTTCACTGGGCAGTGTTTCAAAAAGGGCCCCTGAATTTCCTTGAATAATGACCGCAGCTTTTCTTCGAGTTCTTGACTGAATTTGGGCGCTGGAATACCATTGATGCGATAAATAATATAGGCACCGTGTTCGTAGTACTTGTTGAGCTTGAGCTTCTTGAGGATTTCACGGATTTTGTAATATGTGATGCGTGTGACGTCTATCTTTTCTTTGCGAATTTCTGCCAAAATCTTTTCAAATATTTCGTCGCTGATGTCGGTGCTTTCTTGGCCTTGGCATTGCGAGAGCCATTCGTTGAAATGATTGATGCGCTTGTACGAGAAATGGCTGGTCTCTTTGGTGGGTTGTCTATGAATTGGTTTGTTTTGTTCAACGAGCATGATTTCTTGATGACCACACTCTGTGCATACCATGAGCCCCTCTTGGAGGTACGTCATGAAGGGAATTTTGCAATCCGGACAATTTCCCATGGACGAGCTGGAATCGTTTGTCGGGACAAAAGTGGGGTCAACGCGGGACAAGTAGGCCTCGACGAGCGCGCGCTTGTCACCTTGAGGGCGGCCGGCAACGGGTTCGTTGTTTGCGGCGACGGTAAGCGAGGATGTGAAGGAGGAGCTCATGTCTTGATACGGGGTGTCGTGTGCCACTCCGGGTGCGACGCCTGTGAGTGCTTCAAGGATGCTTCGTGTGGCAACCGCCATTCCATGTTTCTTTCTGCCCCTGAGTGGTGCGCGGGATGGCATGGTTGGTTGAAGAACAGACGGCACTGAGCACACGTCTTGTTTGTCCAAAAGATTGTAGTACTCAAACAAGATTTCGCCTGTGTTTTCGTAGTACTCGATTTCCTCCGATGCGCTCTCTAACATCTTTATTCCGCGGTCCAAGGAATTGTATCGGTCAATCCAGTAAAGATTGCTCGACCATGCTTGGTTGTATTCTTGGGTGGAGGAGGTTTCCTTAAAATTCGCTGCACTTTCGCGAATGGATAGTTGCCACGAACACATGCAAGCATAAGCCACGTCGCGTTCCTTACGTTGCGCGGTTAAGCTTGCGGATTTTTCCACGACATTGTCTACGAATTGCTGATGTCGTGCATCAAGTGTAACTTCTTTGGAGGTTTCTGTGGAAGGCAATCGCTTCTTTCCCGATTTCTCCTTGAGCATTGATAATATAATGAGCCAATTGCGAAGCGCTTTAAGTAGTCGTTTATAAATAGGAAGAGATGACGTGCCCCACGACAATTCCGTACATAATGGCTAAATGTGCGGCAACGGAAGCTAAAAATGGCTACAACGCGGGTTTTAAGTGCGGCTTCTTAAAAAGCTTGCCATGCATCCCTGGAATGAAACCAGCTATTCAAAAACAAATAAAGTCATACGTTGACGCTTGCCGTACGGACTTTTACAAGTTGTCGCCAAGTGCCCTTGAAAAGTGGAAGATGAAGACGCTGCAAAGGTTTATGAAGCCGTAGCATATCTCCACTTGTAACCTTTTGCAATGAATCCAAACTCTGCTGCATCTAACAGGCTTTTTCTAGCTATACGTAAATCATGCAATACATCAACTACTGACGCATACTTTTGCAATACATTTTCGGTAATAGGATGTAGCTTTTCAATTGGACGACTTTTTGGTAGGACTCGTTTTTCTGGAAGTGCGTCACGAGAAAGGAACTCATCCCGTAGGTCTTGTGAACAATCGTTCCACATCATAAAGTAATGACCCTGACATTTTCGTTGTAACTTGATGGCGGCACAAATTGCACTCGATGCCTTGACTTCTCGGTCTTTCGCTGCATCTTTTTGATCGCAATACACCTTTTCAATTCGTGTTTTTGAAATATTGAGCATTGCAACGTGTCCCTTTCGTATTTCAATAGAATCTTTGGTTTCCCCAATATCTTGAACCGTATCATTGGGAAGATTCCTTTCTAGGAATGCCCAACGATATCCACGATAGACAGTATTGCTTTGAATTGCTGCTTTAATACGTGATGCGGATGGGTCTTCGATGGCTAGTTTACGAATGGCATCAGTATGTCCTTCATATGTTTGGACAAGGTTCTTTCCGTCGGCAGAATAGCATTGAACTTTTTGCCCGCGTGCTTGAGTGTACTTTCTAGCGTCACCGTAAAGCAAAATCGGGTCGATATAGTCATCATCAATCGCGTTTACGATTATTGCTTCATTTATGGGTGCCGCATTTATTTTTACGATTTCAAGATGAGCGTTAACTTCTTCAAGACGCAGATGAGCTTCTTCTAGCCTTAATCGTTGAATTTCAAGCATTTGGTCAGCAGATGCTGCTGAAGAAAACTTGTGGATATTGCATTTTGCAATACGTAACGCTTTGTTTAATTGATCTTCTGTCATTTCAAACACTTCATTCGATGAATGGTTTTCTGTTATGGGTTCCTTGTATTTTAGATTTGCAATGAATGAATGTGAATGTAAAAACCTTTCAAATGCCTCATTCATAGGGCAATCTATGACATGAAACATTTTTATGTCCCCAAATTCACGCGGAAGTGAAAACATTCTTCCTTTGATGTCCTTGGTGGATCCAATTTTTATCAAAGAGGTATTCTTGTCCGTATCACGGATTTTACCAAAGTAAACGACATAACGATCTGGTCCGCGAAATGCCTCGATAAGTGAGTTATGCAAATTTTGCGCAATCCCCGTTATTGTTTTCTGTGCCTCTAATTGAATCGCTTGTTCAAGCTTTTGTTCCATCTCGTACTTTCCTGTCTCTCGAATGGTTGTGATAACTTGAGCTACCCACTTTTGAAATGGACGTGCAATGGGTTTTCGAGATAACATAAGCAAGCGATACACCCCCTGCTCGGTAAGGAATATATTTTCACGTTCACCTCCATTTGTGTACACAATAAGTACTTGCTTTTCATCCAAGTCAAAATTCTTAATGGAAGTGCGGACATTTTTAATTTCCAAAATGTCACCAATCTCGCTTGCTCGAAACAAGGGCTTATCATCCGCCCATTTGATTGCCACATTATGTGTTGTGTTGTCGAGAACAAACGCTTGAAGAATGTCCATTGTGTTGTTCTCTATGAACAAAGACCCTTATCTTTAAATACTTTTCGTGAATCACGAGTGTTCCATTGAGTACTCGTGATTCACTTGAAAGGGGGTATACATACATGTAAGCAATATAAGCGACCCTGCATCAATGAATCGAACAACGCCGTTTCTCCCAAACCTTCAAATATTTTTTTCTCCGCTAAGATTACAACCAAGTCTTTACCTCGTCAAAAATGGGCGGTGGTCTTTTGCAACTCGTCGCTTACGGTGCCCAAGATGTTTACCTAACAGGCAACCCCCAAATCACTTTCTGGAAGGTGGTCTACCGCCGCCACACCAACTTCTCCATGGAGGCCATTGAGCAATCGTTCAACGGCTCCCCCCGCTTCGGCTCTCGCGTCACGGCCCAGATCTCCCGCAACGGTGATCTGATCCACCGCATGTGGCTGCAACTGGACATGCCCAAGCTGGTCGGCACCGCCGCGTACGTCGACTTTGCCGGCCTTGCCCTCATCAAGTCCGTTGAGCTTGAGATTGGTGGCCAAAAGATTGACAAGCACTACGGTGAGTGGATGCACATCTGGAACGAGCTGTCCATGCCCGCCGGCAAGGCCGCAGGCTACAACAAAATGGTTGGTTCTTCCGATTCCCAAGGTGCCGCCGCCAAGACCACCCTATACGTTCCCCTGGAGTTCTGGTTCTGCCGCAACCCCGGACTAGCCCTGCCCCTGATTGCCCTGCAATACCACGACGTCAAGGTCAACATTGAGTTCGAGGAGCTAGCCAAGGTTGCCACCGCCGGCGCGGCCGCCGATGGTACCCTCGAAGCTCGCCTGTGGGTGGATTATGTCTTCCTAGATACGGACGAGAGACGTAGATTCTCCCAAATGTCGCATGAATATTTGATTGACCAGCTACAGTTCACAGGTGATGAGACCACCCTGAACAACGTCAAGCTGAACTTCAACCACCCCGTCAAGGAGCTGGTGTGGGTCCTGAAGTCGGGTGCCTCTGCTGAGAAGAAGCTGGAGTACCTGGGCTCATTCGACTCGGCCAAGCTGCAACTGAACGGCCACGACAGATTCGCCGAGCGCCAATCTGATTACTTCTCCCTGGTGCAACCTTTCCAACACCACGAGAACGTGCCCATTGACAGCGGCATCTACCTGTACTCGTTCGCCCTGAAGCCCGAGGAGCACCAACCCTCCGGCACCTTGAACATGTCGCGCATTGACACCGCCAGCCTAAAGCTGACCGGCGCTGATGCCGCACATGCTAAGGTCTTCGCAACGAACTACAACGTTTTGAGAATAATGTCTGGCATGGGTGGACTCGCTTTTGCAAATTAGTTGAAAGAGCGCAAAAACAACACGCCATTGCAATCCGGACCCTTGCAATGGGAAAATCGTTTGGACATCCGGGATGGGCTTTGCCCACCATAGTTAGTTGTTAGTAGGAGAGGCCCTTGCCCTCCTGCAAAATTCCTTGTTGTTCGGGAATACCCTTAGAGCCTTAACTACCAAAGGCCCAATCGAAAGGTTGGGCCCGGCTGTGAATAATGAACACAGGTATGGTAATAATGTTAAGGATTGGGCAACCCGCATGCTTACAACCTAAAGCCGCTACGTTAGGCAATGGTTGGGCGTCACAGACTGAACGGGAGTTGGTCGAGAATGATGGAGATAACAATCCAGACTCGGCTTAAGATACAGTCGGCCCCCTAGGGAAACCTAGGGGAGGAAGCGATTCCAACTAAGCAAATACATTTACATGTTACTCTTCAATCTTCTTTTTCATTGCATATGAATCAATACTTATGCCTGGCCCAACAACCTGAAAAATTGAAAGCCTACATCACTACGGTGCACAAAACACATATACACATAAACAATGACTGTACATGCTTATGGCGATTTTGAGTACAATGTGTGGATTCCTGCGTACTCGCACCACTACAATAAAGAAAAACAAGAGCACAACATTCAACAAGCACCTGGATACGAAATTCGGTTTCTAGACAGTGAAGAAGGATATGAAATAAGAAGCCTATTTCGAAATGGACGCCTCTTGAAACACACGGCGTACAAGGACGGGGACAACTCTGTGCTATTTCGAATCGACGGAGTGTCAGTACATTCGCTGGTCTCACATGTCATGCTCATTTCAGCATTTCCCAACTATAAACCAGAAAGGACAGTCGACAATGTCCACAAAAACATGAACATCATGAACTTACAGTGGCTTGATATGTCTGCAAACTCGGGCAAGCGCGCACAATTTAAGCCTAAAGACGAGGCGTTCACTGTGAAAATACCCAACGATGAAATATGGAAAGACTTCACGCTTGATGGTGGCAAAACGACCTTCAAGATATCCAACTATGCCCGCATCCAAAAGCCTTCAGGAATTAATTCATTGCGAACACATTTAACCGCCGCTTTGCATACAATTCCGCATTTTCCTTACGTTTTGGGATTTCGCCCTTACTGTTTCAGTGCGCTAATATATTATACATATGTAGGAATTTGCCCGCCAATGGTTGCCCCTCTCGTGACCGCGCGTGTTGAATACGACCCGTCTTATGTTTTTGGAAACAAACACAAAGAGTCGAGGCTAGTGAAGATATTCGTTACGTTCGATAAAAGTGTGACCGTCCTTCACAATTTCAAGGTTCTACGGACGCTCATGGAATCAACCATCATCAAAATAAAAAACAATGAGCCCTACCCGGTGAATGTTTACTTCTATAGCGGCTACAATGCCGCCTTTGGCAGCGATCAGCGTAAAATCAAGCGCCTTTACTGCAAAGCACACAGTTCATTAACCAATGTGTTAGACATTGAGGAAGCAATTGGCGAAATTAATGTCAAGGTGCAGGAAAACGGCACCGTTATCGTGCGCTCGCATATTTCACCTACAAGCTCTGAGAGAGATGCAGCGGACGCCCTACTAAGTCTAGCACAATCGGGTGGCCGCGCACGCAAACAACACCCGAAGCCAACAGAGTCTTGTTCTGTTATGTAAAAAAGTAAGAGGCGATATTTTATCAAGGGAAGCCAACCAAACCGAAGCCCAAGCCCATGCCGGCACCGTGGCGGAAGCTGGCACCGATGCTCGGCGACAGCAGGTCAAGCAGGGCGAACATGGATGCGGCCACCAGCGCAATGACGGCAGCCTCACCCAGGTTCATGCCCTTGCTTGGCAGAACAAAGGCAACGATGCCCACAACGAGACCCTCTAGCAGGTACTTGATAACACGCGACACCATCTCTTGGAAATCAAGGGAGTATTGCATTCTTACACTATCTACAGAAAAAACCATTTAGAGAGTTGCATGGCAAATATGAATTAGAATTAAAAAAGATGATGGAAACTGCCCCCGCTCCCGAGGAAGTGGACCACCTTGACGAGGACTCCCCTCTTCGCGGTCAAAACTATGCATGTGTGTCTTTTCTATCACCGGAGGATGTTCTTGCCAACAAGGAGGTTTTCTACGTAAGCAAATTCATGGAGGACATCACAAAGCAAATTGACTTTCTCATCACCAACCTAAAGCTACAGCACCCCGATGCCGCCGAACGTCTCACGGCAATTCGCGATACGCACGCTCATCTATTTAGTCCCACAGAGATGCAGGAGCAATACCGCTTCTTCAAGAGCGCACACTCGACCGAGATTGAGGATGAGTTTCACCGTGCCAACAACTTCCGCACCACTGTTCGCGGCTTCAAGGTGCGCGGCGTATTTGACACCATTAAGGAGGCCGAGATTCGCGCACAAGTGCTCAAACGCATGGGCGACAAACACAATATCTTTGTGGCCCAAGTTGGCTGCTGGGTTCCATGGGACCCGCGCGCGGACCAAATCGCCGACCAAAAATACACGGGTGCCGACCAACTGAACACTATGATGGGAGAGTACAACAAAAACATGAGCCTGCGCGACCAACATTACGAGGAGCGCAAACAAGAGAAAATGTCAAATGCGATGGAAGAGCGCGACGCTTGGCTAAAGCGCCGTGACGAAGAAGCTGCAGCTGCCGCCGCTGCGCCCGCCGCTGCGCCCACGCTCCAAGAGGAACTCGATGGCCATCACGACAACCCTCACTATAAGTCGACGTTTGCAGTGGCTGATGAGGAACTAAAGAATGAGCCTGTTTAAAACTTGATTGTCTTCGGTCATTTTTGCACCGCCGCCGTACGCATAAGCAAAGTTCTCGCGAATCAACACGTTTGCAAAACTCTCGGTTTTCATTGGGTCTTTGTAAAGGCTGCATAGAATCCGGCCGTACTTGTCGCTCTCGCTGCATTCGACCCAAATGATGAACGGTTGGGCTGCAAGTGCGGCATCTATATCCTTCTTTTTCCATTCATCTTCGAGCTCAATGCGCACGCCGATGAGTTGAAGCAACCGATTGCGAGCGCGCACGGCTTGCATGCGGTTCTCCACCAACTTACTCTTGATTTCAGGTGTGTCGATACCGTTCAACCGCATTGAAAACCGGTAAACGCCGCCAAATAGTGGAATTGCCAAAGTAAGAGTGTCGCCATCGTAAACACTTGTTACGCGCCCCCAGGTGTTCATGCCCTCGAGCGTAAACATGGGAGCAGTAGTGCCATTTGCAATAAGAGCATTTATGTTTGGATCGGTCATGCTTCTGGTTCTTTATCTCACAATCTTTCTTTCTTTTATGTGAGCAAGGGAGGTCCATGAAAGCTGTTGCTGTTTTCGTCATGTTTGTCGGTATGATTATGGTAATGCAAGGTTACTACAACCAAACGCAACATTGCCCCACCGTTAAGACCAAGCTCGTCATGGTGCCGCGCTCATTGTACTCTGAACAAATGAATCCCGATCGCACAGTTGGCCAACAGTTCAAATCCATGTTTGACGATGCCCTCACATGGCCCACAACTCGTGGATAAATATGTTGTGCCAGCCCCTTGGTTTAAAAAAGGACAAATTCGCTGCCACATGCATCACACACAACCAATAACAAATGGAGTACACAATTGAGTCAAATGAAGCAATTCATGCCAAGTTTGCAAATCACATAAATAAGCCTAATATAGACCCTATCATCCATGAAGCAGACATTCAACATTACACGCCGGTCCTTCACGAAATGATTGGTGCAAGCAATGAGCGCGTACTGTCCATAAAGCCAAAGGGAATGAAAAACTCATACTTTCTAAAGATTGGCAGAACACTGTGCGAGCGCGGGAGTATGACAGCGGACCAACTTCATACACTTGAAGAGCGCCTTCGCGTTCATCGCGGCAAAAGCCACTCTGGCGTCTTGGTCATTACTATTTTTACAAGTCCTCACCCAACTTACACAAACGAAGCGGGTGAGACAATTACTCAAAAGTTCTCGTGCAAATGGAACTGCTACTATTGCCCCAATCAGCCCGGGCAGCCCCGCAGCTATTTGGAGGGCGAGCCTGGTGTTCTCCGTGCAAATAAGTACAAGTTTGATTGCCTTCAACAAATGTGGGGGCGCATGGAAAATCTGTTCGACACGGGCCACCCCGTTGACAAACTTGAAGTGCTTGTGCTTGGTGGCACATGGGAGTCGTACCCGCTCGAGTACCGCACGGAATTCGTGCGCGACATTTATTACGCCGCTAACACATTCTGCGTCAATGCAGC